CTGCCCATATTGGTGCTGGTTTAGGTAAGGCTGCTCTAGGATTATATGCCGGAGCTAGAGAATTAGAGGATACATGGGATTATTCCAAGGCTAAATCAGCTTTTATGCACATGCTATCTAAGGATTTGGGATTGCCTATGAATCCTGCTACTCAAGAAGCTATGCAAAATATAGGTGGTGTACTCCATACTGCTGATATTCCCTTTAAATGGATGGGGGATATGACTACGGAGCTAACTGGCAAGGAATATTTGGGTGATGCCGCCTATCTGGCCGCTCAAAGGTTTAGTCCGGCTATGCTTAAATTTGCTTTTGATACCACTACGAAAGGTTTAGGTAGAACAATGGGGCTACATTTCCCCATTAATGTCAGGACTACAGGTGAGACTTCCCTAGCAGACAGGGGTGTCAGGATGTTCAACAGGGCTGCCAATCCCATAAGGAATATGATTGCGGATGCTGCTGCCGGTAAGAAATTGAAAGGAAGGCAGACTGATATAGAATCGAGCTTTTATGGGAAGAGGGCATTGGATATGCCCCTAGCCGTAGGCGCTGCTGGCTATAGAACCGTAATGTCTGGAATAAGGAAGACCTTAGACCCAAGAGCAGCGGCTATATTCAAAAAGCATGGTATGACCCCAGTATCCATGACAAGGGTAAAGCAGTCATTGAAGATCATAGGTGATGAGAAGTCTACTGTAAAACAGATTGCATTTGCAGAGAAGCTGATGATAGCTGAATTGCGTAAGGTATACGCCATGAATATCCGCTCTGGTAAACCCATATCCCCAGAACTGTATAGCGTTGTCAGAGACTATCACCCAAGGCTCTTGGAAATTAAGGGAATCCCCAATTCAAGGCAGATGAATGAATTACTGGGAACTGATATACCAGCGCCTATAATGGCAGAGCTTATTGCCGATATGGCAAAGTATACTGATGATGCCGCTGAGAATGTATTTACTCTGGGTGGGAACCCCCAACGCTCTGCTTTCCAAGGTCCACCGTCTAGAAAGCTGTCTCCCCCAGAAGAAAGCATGACAGCTATATTTGCCAAGAGGGGCACCACCTACTCGATGATAGGTGACTTGTGGGCGAGGTCACAGGCTGGCTGGAGATTTGATTTTGGTCAGAATAAGTGGCACAAGCCCGGAACTCCCAAACACGCTAAACTGGATGATTTAGTCTTTGATCAGGATACCATAGTCAGGTATATGGACACCAAGGAATATTGGGCTACAAGTGGGGTTAAAGCTAAACAGAAGGCTATAGTATCCCAATCTAGAGGAGTAAACCCAAGATTCGTAGATGTGGGTGGAGTCCCCCACCTTGTCTACCATACAGCCCAGAAGTCTGATGACCCTCTGTTGGCTGGTGTTCCGGCAGTTGTCGTTCTTAATCCCCAAACAGGCATATCGAGAATAATGACTTATGACAAGTTTGATATATGGGAAGGTATGGCCCAAAAAGCTGGAGAATCAGGATTCCGCAAGTCTTTCCATACTATCGATATAGGTGAATATATTTACGGGGATGATCTCCTTGAAATGGCCGGTTTAGGCCCGGCTGTAAGAAAGACGTTGAAGGGAACCGAAAAGAATCTAGATATGATAGATCAGATAGAGGGTATGATTAAGGCGGACACCAAAGAGGTTCTAAAGCAGACCGTGAAGAAGACATGGTTTCCCGCTATGGTCGCGGCTACCAGACAGGGAGACTCTGAAAGGGAGCTAGAGGATCAAATCAATCCTACTGGTTACCGTCAATGGTGATGTAATGGAACTATATTTTGGCAATCAGGAAAAGTCGTTTTGGGATAAAATTCGTGGTGTGGGCGGACCTTCTTATGACCCATGGACGAGGCTGAAAGATGACAGGGCGCTTGCAAAGAGGGTTGCGGGTGGCTTGCTTGGCATTGTTGGCCCAGCTGCACTTTCGGGCGCTTTCAAACTTCAGGATAAACTTAATCCTTATAAACCTTTTTATACGCTCAAGAGTGAGGAAGAAGAAGGTGGTGCGGAAGTCAACGTAGCATATAATGAGCGGAGAAAGTGGCTTCTAAAAATGATAGCATTTTGGAGGAATAGAAATCCAACAAAGGCTGCTAATTTTATGACAGAATTAAAGAACTTGAGTTCTAATCCAAAATACAACTAGAATACGGATAATATCATGGGAGAAGCAGCAAGATTAGCTAAGATATCTAATATGGCGCAAGCTGTATTAGGCGATCCTAACTCATCAGAAAAGGATAAGGATCAAGCTAGAAGAATAATGAGTAATGCTCAATACCGTATGGGCGAGGTTTCCCGTGGAGCAGCTCCCGGTTATCGGGCTAATAAAAGTCCGGGTATGGGCTATGGGTTCGGGCCTGATCTTCCGCAAAGAAATTATGGACTATTAATCTAATGGACGAGGATAAAACAAATCCACTTTTAGAGGCATTATTAGCAGAAGTTGCTGGTTTAAATTCTGAATATAGTGTTGATCTTTCTGATCCAGAATTTCAAGGTACAACATTAGGTGGTAAAATGTTAGGACTTGGCTTCTCTAATGTTATGCAAGGTTATAAAACCGCTGACGAGCAAGCGGATGTTTTGAATGTTGGTCTAGACTGGGTGGGTAAACAACATGGACTTGAGGGAGAAGGCACAAGATATTTGGTTGGAAGGAACATAGTAAAAGGATTATTAGGTTCTGGGGCAATTAAAGATAAGGATGTTAAAACATTCTTTGGTGCCATGAAACCTGTAACAACACTTCTTGAATACTTTCAATCAAATCCAGAAATTAGTATTAGTTCAGGTTTACACGAACTGGATGAGGAGCGATTCGGACCACAATGAGAACAGCTAAACAAGAAACATTTATCGAGCAGTATTGCCTACACGGTAATGCCGCTAAAGCTGCGTCTACCGCTGGTTATGCCCACCCCAAGCAACGGGGCCATGAGTTAAAGAATCAGTTTGAGACTCAGATCGAGGAGCGCACCAAGAAGATGATAATGGATTGCGTACCCGGTGCCTTAACCCAGCTTAAATCCCTTTCAGAAGGCGCTGAAAGCGAGTCTGTGCGACTTGGAGCAGTAAAGGATATACTGGACAGGGCTGGCCTTAAACCCACTGAGAAGGTCAAAACAGAAATTTCCCATGTGGAGACTGCATCTACTGATGAGTTAAAAAGAGAACTGGAGGCTCTAACAGGGTCTAGCTCCATATCGGAAATACCTGATCTGGTGAATTGATATGCCACGCAAGGTTCCGAGGCAATTAACACCGGAGTTACGGGAAAGGATTTGGTATTTACGCCAAAAGGAATATCTTCCTATACCAGAAATAGTTTCTGAACTTGAAGAATTCGGAGTAAGACCAGCGGATGTTACGGCGCATGGTGGACCAGCCCCAAAGAATCGACCAAAAACAAAAGCTGAGATTGCGTCTATAGAATCCTCAAAGGTATATTCTGATGATGTAATAGCAAAACATTATGGTATAGATGTTAAGGATGTAACGGAAACCAAAAGAAACTCTTATAGAACTTTGCTTCATTCTAGAAAAGGTAGCACTGGCGCGTTTGGCTCCTCAGTAAATAAACTTAGAAAAGAGATAAGAAGGGTATTTCCAGACGATCACGCACAAATATTATTTAATGGAAAGAAGCAAGCATCCTTAGAAGAAATTTTTGATCACCCCCTTTTCCAAGAAGAGTTTGGCAAGCTAACTAATAAAGCTACAGGCAGGGGGAAAAAAGGCGGTTTAAAACTAGACGAAAAAACTGGTAAGTTTGTTAGGAATAGAAGAGGGACTGATGCCCTTAATGCTTTAAGGGGTGGTATAGTAAAACTTTATCCTAGACCCCCTAAAAAACTATTAGCTAAATTAGAGGATATGCGTAATAGGGGTTTATCCTTTGATTCTGAGGAAGTGCAGAAACTAATAAGGGAGCGTGGTGGTAAAAATTTCCAGAGTTTAATAGATAGGGCTAATGTCTATTCTTGGGAAACCGTAGGGGGGAATGACCCCAAAACAGGAAAACCAGTAGGGAACAAAGTTCCGGGATCAAAGAAAAAGGTTGCTAATTTATTATTTGGTAATGCTGATGATTTAAAGGGTATGAGGGTATTAGCGGATGATCTGGTTAGGGATCAGATACGAGGTTATTTTCGCACCGGTAAGTTATCCCCAATAAATCATTTAGACCATATATTCCCACATGGAAGCCCTAGAATAGTAAATGGACAGCTTTTTGGTGGTGCCATTGATGAACTTGGAAAGTTTCGGGGTGTTGGTATTACTGGATTGCAGAATCTTAGAAAATTATTAGGTTCTAAGAATATGAGTTTAGGTAATATCCTTTCGCCGGAAAGGATTAAGTTATTAGAGGGTCTAGAATTTGATAGTGCATTAAGTGTAGCGGAAACTCAAGAGGGGTTAAAGGGTAGGACTGACGCACAAGCTCGTTATGATGCCAGAAGAAGGTTAGAACAGTTAGGTAGAAGTCAGGCTGGTACTGGAAGACCACCTAGATTCAGATGGGGTGGTTACGCCATTGGTGGTTTTCTTGGTCTACTATTAGCACCATGGTCCGAAAAGGGTTATACGATGGACCAGTTTAAAGAGACTGTAAAAGACCCTTGGTATTGGGCAGATATGTTTTCGGGCATGAATACCAGAAGGGCGGCAAATGAACCTAGTCGCCTTCTACCCAGTAATATTGGTGCAACAATAGCTGAAGATACTATAGTGCCACTAGGGCAGATGATTGCCGGTGGGCTAAGTTCGGACGATATTCTACAAGAACCATATTACGGAATGGGTAGCCAGCGAGGGTTGCTTGATACTGGTCATTATGGTATAGGTGAAGAACGGCAGAATCGTAGAACTAATATCTGGACATAATATGCCAATACAAAGATGCAATAATAAACGGGGTTGAAGTATCTTAGCAAAGATATAGAGATGGCGCATAGCAGAGTAGAATTAGAACAAGCGGTAGAGATAGCTAGGGAGATCAGGCAGAGGGAACGATTTAATAAGATCGACTTCTATGATCCCTACCCCTACCAGCAGAACTTCCACGAAACTGGTGCGGATTGTAATCAACGTCTGCTAATGGCTGCTAACCGTATAGGTAAATCCTACTGCGGTGCAGCGGAGA